CCCCAAATTTCAATCCAAATAGATTTTTGGTATCTAACTACTATTTATTAAAAAAGACGTTTATAATGAAGACATGCTGTGCTTGTAAAGAAACCAAAGAACTTAAGTTGTTCTATGTCAATAATGTGATGAAAGATGGTTATTATGCCAGATGTAAGAAGTGTATGAGATTAGGTAAACTTTGTAGACAAGGTAGACCTATTGGTTCAACAAAACCAGTTAGAGAAATTAAAGATACAAATAAAAAAAGTGGTTGGGAAGAAATACGTTTGGTTAACCCTACAATAAAGGATTATATTGATACCTATGAGTTCTTGAAAAGAATTGGATATAAGATGGATGAATCAATACATCAGCAATTCTGTGATAAGCATGACTTAAAACCAAAGAAATCAAAACCATTTAAAAATCATTTTTCACCAAAAGATTGTGGAATGACTTGAAACTTTTGATAGTTTTGGTATATTTATTAGTATACCACAAGCCAAAATAGATTTAATATTCTTAACTGATATATTCTAAAATTGGAGAACAGGGCTTGTGGTAAAGTTGTTCTCCTTTTTTTTTATGTATCAGTTTTTTTTATTTAGTAGTTGAACCGACAGGAAAAGGTTTAATATCGCCCAGAGGGTATAATCGGCACGGAACGAGAGTATGGGTCTTACAGGTGGAAATAATCCAAATAGGATGAAAGACATACCTGCTACGAAAAAGGTCAACGAATATAAATAAGATATGGGGGAATACTTGAACTGGTCTTATGAAATTCGTTGGGTGAGGAAAAAACAAGGGAACTAGAGGTCTGCTTACTTGTCTCGTTGAAAGATTTATTTTATAATTTATATATGAAAAAAACTAGACCAAAAAAAACTTATAAGACTAAAGAACAAAAGTTAGCTGAAAAGATTCAAAAAATCTATGAACAATATCCTGATAGAGTTGAAGGAACTGTCAATTGGAATTTTGGTGGATTTATTAATGAAGAAAAATATAAACAACCAATAAAACATAGATTATATAGATAAATTGAACTATTTTATATTCAACGATATTTATTAATATGAAACAAAAACAACACATAGTAGAATCAATAGATTTAATTAAGTATGAAAAGAGTTTTAGGTCAGATAAGAAGGATAAATTCTTTTATAACTTAAAGTTATCAGATATAGATGATTTACTATTGTTAGAAACTGAATATAAATTAGATAATCTCATCGTTGGTAAGAAAGTATCTTACGTTCTCAATGATGAAAATCTAGTTGTTAATTTGGTTTTTGTTTAGCCAAAGTGGGGGTGAGTTTCAATGTTGCTTATTCTGTTATTCTTTATTTTTTTTTTCTCACCCCCCTTTTTTAAATTATGAGTGAACCAATCAAAACTGAGATAAGTCCATTACTTGAAAGTGTGGTTAAAGATAATCCAACTTATCCATTTCCAGTTAATGCAATTCGTGAAGAGTTAATCCAACTCTATATTAATCAAGATGAGTTTGAATACTTTATGATGCAATCATTCAAGAAGTTAAAGAGAGAATATCATATTGTGTTTGGAAACATATTTTTAACCACACTGGAACAAGTTCTCGATACTATTGATGTTGACCCTCATACCTTACCAAAACAGGTCTATCAAGAGAAGATAGATTATTTCATTTCAATATTAGAAAACCTCAACATTACAAGAGTTGAGAAGAAATCACCAGACGGAGAACTTCTGTCAGCAATGGTGTAAAAAAATATTTTTAAAAAAAGTTTGAATTTGCTTGTCTTTTTCCTGTTGGGGATTATATTTATATATATAAAGAATAACAACATGAAAGCATTATTAATCAGCGGGCAAACATTAACACAGACCCCATGGAACATCGAAGACGTATTATCAACGTCAGTTAACAGAAGCACAAAGGACCAGCTTGAAAGAGCACAATGGTATGACTTCAATGAGAAGCAAAGAGTAAGAGAATTCTACGAGAGTTCATATTTAAACTTAGAATACAATAAAACAATTTAAAAAAAAAACAGAATGGCACAAGAAAAAGAAAAAGTGATTGTAACGCAATCCCAATTAAAGTTCGTTCAGGACTACTCAAAACAATTAAACGTTAATTTAACCCTCAAGGAAATGGTCGGAATTACAAATGTAATGGTAGATTATTGCATGAATGGTTATTCAACAGAGATAGGAAAAAGACTAGATTCTATTGATAAATTTATATTAGATAAATTTAAAGAATAATGGAGTGGAAAGTAATACCAGAATATCCCAATTACGAAGCTAGTAATACTGGTGAAATAAGAAGAAAACTTAATGGTGTGCAACTTAATCAAAATTTAGATGACAGAGAATATCTAACGGTTATGTTATTTACCAACAAAAAGAAATATAAAAAGAGAGTTGCAAGATTGGTATGGTCAGCATTTGCAGGTTGTGAATGTAGCGAAACAGTAGACCATATTGATAGAAATAAGATAAATAATCATGTTTCTAACCTAAGATGTGTAAGTCGAAGTGAGAATTCCAAAAATCGTGATAATTATAGTAATAAGACAAATAAGTACGATTTAACAGAAGAAAAGAAGCTAACTCTATTCAAGAGTTATAAAAATGGGGAAATAACATCATATAGAATTTATAAAGATTATGGTATTCCTTCCAACTACTTCTTCGAGATGTTAAAAAGACACGATAAGAAGAATAAAATCACGAATGACTCCAAATCAATACGAGAATTATAAAAACATAATAATCAAAATATGTGGTGGGAATGAAAAGGCTGAAGACCTCTTGCATGACATCCTAATCCAACTTAATTCAAACCACAAATACAATAGCTTGGATGAAAAGTCCAAGCTATACTTTTTTATAAGAACAGTAAAGAATCAATACTACAGTACTAACTCCAAGTTTAAAAGAACATATAACAGATATCATTTTGAGGAGATACCAGTAACATATGACCCCAAGGATGAAGAATATTATGAACGACCCACAATGGATTGGATTAAGGAAACCTTGGATAAAGAATTAAAAAGAAATAGGGATTTTTGGTATAATAAGGGAATATTCGAATTATACTTGGAACATAAGAAGTTGGAACATATACATAGATTAACACATATCCCAAAGTATTCATTAAGAGATACACTCAAGGAAATGAAGAAATGGATAAACAATAAATGGATAGAATATACTAATGGAAAAGAAAGTTAGACAAACCAAACAAAAGATTAAGGACACCAGCAAAGAAGAACTGGTATTCACAGAGAAAGAACCATGTGAGGATTGCAAGAATAAAGAAGTTGAAGCACCCCTACCAAAGTATACAATGGAAGAACTTGAACGAGCATATCTAATGTGTGATAAAGGCAGACCTACAGTTGAAGAAATGAAATGGTTGGTCCTATTCAACAATAGAGCGTTGGGGGATAAGAAACAATATGGTTGTGGTAAGTGTCATGTTCAAGTAATGAAGAATATTCAGAACCTATACAAGAGAGTACATGGATAAATTCAAGTTTTGATATATTTATAATTAACTACAGACAAATATCAGATTATGGCAGGAAGACCAGGAAACCCAAATATACAGAATCAAGGTAAGAAGTTTACAAAGGGGGATGCAAGGATAAATCGTAAAGGTAGACCAAGGAAATGGATATCAGAGATGAAGGATAGTGGATACTCATTATCTGAAGTAACTGATGCGATACAAGTATTAGTATCCTTGGAACCATCTCAGTTAGAAGAAATAAGAACCAACCCCAACTCAACAGTATTGGAGATAACGATTGCGTCAGCGATTATTAACTCAATCAATAGAGGAGACTTAAGTTCATTAGAGACATTACTATCGAGAGTATTCGGTAAACCTAAACAACAGATGGATATTGACGCTAAGGTGGATATAACCAATCACGTAATAAAATTAAAATTCGGTAACACAGATGGGGAAGAAAGCGAAGGAACACAGGAAGAAAGTAGCGAATCGTAATCAACGATTAAGAGCAGAAGAAAGAGAAATAGAGAAGATAAGAAAACAAATCTTCGAGGAAGCTAAACAGAGATACTACGACAACTTGTCAGGTAAGACAGAGAACACGTTTCAAATTAAGTTATAATGTATAGTAAAGGAGTTAGTTGGATTGATGACTGTAGAATACCATTTGTGGATAATATAGATTTAGAACAGAAACAAAATCAAAAAACAAATGGAGACAAATATGGTGGAGGTAAAGGGTTTCATAAAGAACCTATTATTATGCAGATGTATAAACCTCAAGGTCGTTTCCCCGCCAATATACTAGTCTGTGATGATATGTTGAATGATGGTGTTATAACTAAGAGTAAAAGTGGTGGTATATCAAGTGGTGTTAATTTTGGTGGAGAAACTACAAAATATAGAAATAGAACAGGACACGACGACAAAGGTTCCAACTCAAGATACTACGATATTGATAAATGGTTTGAAAACTTAATAAAATAGAATATGGAAAATGTAATGATGTGCGGGGACTCCGCAGAGAAACTAAAAGAACTAAACGACAACTCTGTTGATATGTTATGTAGCGACCCACCTTATGGATATTCTTTTATGGGTAAAGGTTGGGATAAAGTATTACCTGATACTGAAATATGGAGACAGTGTTTTAGAGTATTAAAGCCAGGTTCTTTCATAACCATTATGGCAGCACCAAGAACAGATGTATTATGGAGAATAAGTAGAGACCTTGAAGAAGCTGGATTTGATTTATCATTCAGTAATATTGAGTGGGTATATCATTCAGGGTTTCCTAAAGCCACAGACATCAGCAAGAGTATTGATAAGAGACAAGGGGATTTGGAACATCAAAGTAAAAGATTTAATACTGCTGGAAAAATTGTTGATGGTGAAGAACTACCCCCACCTAATCACGAGTTTCGTGCTGATTATGGAGCACCCAAATATGAAGGTAAAAGTGAAGTATCAAAGAAATACGAAGGTAGTAAGGCAGGGTTCCAACCCAAACCAGCAAGGGAAATAATCATCGTTGGAATGAAACCATTTGAGGAAGGTTCTTATATTGATAAGGTATTAAACTTTGAGGCATTACCTGATAATATCAAGATGACCTATCCACTTATACAAACACCCAAACCAGCAAAGAAGGAGAAGGACTTTGGAATGAATGGTGAGGAACAAAAGAAACCACAGAGAGACGAAGGGCAAGAGAAGTTTAATGTTCCACAGAAGAACAGACCAACGACAGCAAAGAACATTCACCCCACAGTTAAACCAATTAAGTTGATGTCTTATTTGATTACCTTATTTACAAGACCTGGTGACTTCGTATTGGACCCATTTGGTGGAAGTGGGACAACAGGACTGGCTTGTAAGTTATTAGACAGAAACCATATCTATATTGATTTTACACAGGAGTATTACGATATCGCTGAGGAGAGGTTCCAAGTATCAAAACAAGACCTAAAGAAACTATTAAAAGAAAAGATAAGTAATGGGCAACAAGAATTATTCTAAAGGTATAACTTGGATAGATGATTGTAGGATTCCGTTTGTAGAACAAATTAATTTTAACTATAGAACTAATAGAACAATAGAACAAACAATATATGGTGGAGGTAAGGGAATACCAAAATTGAATGGTAATCCTGAATATAATACTCAAGGTCGTTTCCCCGCTAATCTATTGGTAAGTGATGATATGTTGAATGATGGTAGTATGAGTAAAGCTGGTGAATATAAAGGTAATGGTAGTAAAAGTGGTGGAATATGGAGTAAATCTACAGGAAAACCTGCAGGTATAGAATACGGAGATAAAGGTTCCAACTCAAGATACTACGATATTGATAAGTGGTTTAATAATTTAATTGATGGTTAAACAAATAGAGGTTCAGGGATTTAACCCCACAGAAAAACAGAAACTTATTATTGAAGCTTGTACCGATGAAACAACGAAATATATTGTTGGTTGCTTTGGAAGGCAGGCGGGAAAAAGCTTCACAGCTCAGAATCTGTTATTAAAGTGGATACTTGAAGATAATGGTTCCATAGGAATGTGGGTATCACCAGTTTATTCTCAATCAAAAAAGGTATTCCAAGAATTAACAACAACCATAGGAGATACAGGATTAACCAAGTCAGTCAACAAGTCAGAACTAACCATAACCTTTATCAATGGTTCAGTATTATATTTTAGGTCAGGTGAGAGAGAAGATACCCTTCGTGGTTATACATTGGATTATCTTGTGATAGATGAAGCCGCATACATCAAGAATGAAGTATGGACCACAGTATTAAGACCTACAGTTTTAGTTAGGGGTAAAAAGGTATTATTCATATCAACCCCAAAAGGTAAGAACTGGTTTTACGAAATAGCCATGAGAGGAATGTCAGATGACTACCCACAATACAAGACGTTCCACGCAACATCATTCGATACCCCATTCATTACACAAGAAGAATTACAAGAAGCAAAGTTATCATTACCTGATTCAATATACAGACAAGAAATACTTGCTGAGTTTATAGATGACGGAGGTGAGGTATTTGCAGGACTTACATTGACAGCTGTAATGACCTCATATACAAATAAGGACGATAAGGAAAGATATTATGCAGGACTCGATTTTGGTCGTCAAAATGACTACACGGTATTGACCATACTTAATTCCAAAGGAGAAATGGTTGATTTTTATCGTGAAAGACAAAAGTCATGGGATATCATTATATCAGAATTACTGGTCCTATTAAAAAAATGGAAACCAGTATTATATGCGGAGGTTAACTCAATAGGGGATGTGTTGTTTGAGAATCTAAAGAAACAGTACCCCTCCATTCAACCATTCGTTACAAACAACGAATCAAAACAGAATCTTATTGAGGACCTTATTATGGGGATGAATGAAGATAAGATTAAACTACCTACCAAGGAGTTAAATGCAGACCTATACAAAGAGTTATCTGTTTTTACATATGAATACTCACCCCGAACAAGAAGAGTGAAATATGGGGCTCCTAATGGGTTCCACGACGATTGTGTGATATCATTAGCACTATCATATCATTCGTTTAAAAAGAAAGCCAGTTATGGTACATACGTAATCAGATAACGTGTATAAAAAAAACAAACAAGATATTTTATAATAGATATGGAAAAACATACAATACAATATAACGGAACCAAACACGAGATTATTGAACCTACAATTGAAATGTGGTCTAAGTTAATGACCTTACAAGATTGGACGGATGAATCAGAGTTTGCGTTGGTCCTAATATCAGAGATGACAGGACTATCCAAAGAAGACATTTCAAAGTCAGACTGGCATAGTGTTATCACAGCCTCACAAAATTTATCTAATCATCTATTACACGAATCAAAGAAGTTCCATAAGGACTTTGAGTTCGATGGGGTTAAGTATAGATTTATTGACTTAGCAAATCTTACCTTTGGTGAGTTTGTTGATATTGATACATTTCTATCAAGAAGTGAACATGATAGAAAAAGAGAAATGAACTTGTTAATGGCAATGTTATACAGAGAAGTAGATGAGAATGACAAGTTGACAGGATACGACTCAAACAAGATACAGAATCGAGCTGAGAGATTTAAGAAACTACCAGTAAGATACGTAAACGGAGCGTCCACTTTTTTTTTGCGTTTAGAAAAAATATCACAGGGAAGTTTTCAGCTCTCTTTGTCAACACGAATGAAGATGAGGATAAAGATGATATTGATACTCGCGAAGCTTCTAGCTTCAGTAAGCATTGGTCTTGGTTTGGCACGATTATCCAATTGGCTAATGAAGATATTACGAAGGTCGAAGAAATAACAAAGTATCCCCTCACATATGTTCTGAACTATATGTCATATATGAAAGACTTGAATGAACTTAGAGAAAGGGAAAGAAAAAAAATCGAAGCAAAATATAAAATAAGATAA